AATGATGTGGAAATATGATCAAATAATCGAATTATTGAAATTACAAGTTGAAGCTACAAGGGATATTTCAAGTAGAAGTTATTATAGAATTAGATTACCAAGAGGAGGTAGAAGAAGTAGATTTTCAACCTTTGTTAGTAAAGCAACAAGATTATTAGGATATATTGGAAGAACAACCGAAGGACTTGTAGAGAGAGCGCGTGTAAGAAGACGTACTCCAGAAAGAATTAGAGAAAGGGTTATCAGACAAGTTGCGAGGATAATAGCCAGAGAAAGAAGAAGGGGAACAAGTGCGACTGAAATCAGAAGAATTGCTAGACGGGAAACACAGATTAGATTATTAAGAGAAAGAAGAAGAGCTAGAAATTACATGACCATAAGAGAAAGATTTAAATCTTTTCTTGTAAGACAATTCCGAAAAATTGTTGATGGGGTTGGATATGTCATGAAAGAGGTTGGAAAATTTACATGGAGATTTATAAAACCATTTATAAATGCTAAAACATTGTTGATTATAGGTGGGATTATTTTAATAAGAAAAGCATTGACAAAGTGGGCAGAACCAATCGCTAAGGGTTTGAAATTAGTGTGGGATTGGATTAAACAATTAAATTTTAAAGATCTCTTTAATGATTTTAAAAAATTTTGGGGAGATAAAATAACTCGACTCTATAATTGGGGAATAGATCTTACTGAAAAATTTCTTAGATGGGTCGGTACGTTAGATATAACAAAATGGTTGATACAACTTCCAGCGAACATATGGAATTATTTCAAAAAATTAACGGTTGCAAAGGCAGTAGATAATATATCTAGTGGAATTAAAAGTCTTCCAGCTAAAATAACAGACCCTATTGTTTTAATATCTACCAAAATACTTAAATCTGTGGATCATTTATTATCACCATTGGAGAGTATTCTTGGATTTCTTGCAAAGATATTATTTCCAGCAAAATTTAGAGAAGAGATGGGAAAGGTTTTTTCTGAAAGGGGTGAAATTGAAAAACGAACAAAAGCAACAAGGGATATTGCTGAGATAAGATTATTTAGGTCAATACAAAAAAAACATAGATTGGGTAATATATCAGATGAGGCATTTAGAGTCTTAACAGAAGGTGGACCTGAAGGCATTGGTGATAGATTGGCCAAATTAAGAGCCGATAAAAAAATAGTGCATATTGGACCAAAAATGATGTTGGACTATCAACAATATGCAACATATGGATTACAGGCAACGGTTGAAGAAAAATATAAAGAAACAAAACCGAAAGTGAAGGAAGAATTTGAAAAACGGAAGAAACAATTATCTGATGTAACCTACAAAGAAGCATTAGTGTTTGCAAAGAGAAAGAAGAAGGAATTTATTGAATCACCGACCATCCAAAATATGTTAGATGAAATCAGCCTCATGAAGATAACACCTGAATATGGTCGTATTGTAGATTTTACTGGAGAACAGAAAAAACGTTTTATGGAGAAGAAAACTAGCCTTCAGGAAATGACCAAACCAGTTATAGACAAAGCTAATTTAATCAGATTACAGTCTACTGCAAAAACGAAGGAATTAATGGCTCAGATGAAATCAAGTGAAGAATTTAAAAAGGGAATAGAAGATATGAGAAAATTTCAAGGTATGATGATAAATAATTTCAACAACGCTACAAATATTATAACAGAGACAGTATCAAACACAATGGGTGGAAATCAACAAGGACGATTAGAATCAGGTAATATTGGTCTAGATCCAACGTTATCTAAGATATGGGAAGGAGATTTAGACTAATGTTAGTACTACCAAAAGTTATGGGTTTACCTCCTCAAAACAATTACAGTCTTGAATTGACTTCGAATTCACTACCAGTAATGGAAATTATCCCATGTAGACCAGAGGTTTCTGAGACATTATTTACACTAATTGATGATACTGATTCTTATACAACAATATTAGAAGAATTGGGATATTCGTTGGGGGAAACGCCTATTAAATTGGCGTTTGTTGCAGATAATTTTCCTACTGAAACATTTTCAAATCAATATTCGGAGTCATTTTTAAATCGATTCACCGATTTAATTTCAACAGGAACTGCGGAATTAACGCAAATAACTGGGGCATATGGTGCTGGTGATGCTGTCAGAAATATGTTAGCAGCAATGGGCAGTTCTAAGGTTGGGTTAATAAGTGCATTTGGAGCTGGTGCTCAAGGGGCATTAACTGGATTAGAAACTGGTTTTAAAGATCTAACTGGTAAAATGGGGAAAATGGGACAACGACTTAATAGATTTGCAGATATGGCTGGATCATTATTAGGTGGGGCTAGAGCTGATTTTCCAATGATCTGGAAAAATAGTGGATATAGTCCTTCATACACAATTACAGTTAGACTATATAATCCTGTTCCATCGAATGAAGAAATGAAAGAATTATATATAATTGGTCCATTGGCGGCTATCACACTATTAGCATTACCTAGAACAAATGATGGAACATTTTATAATTGGCCATTTTTTCATCAAATAAATGTTCCTGGATTATTTCAAATTCCGTCCGCGTTTATTGGAAGTGTCACGGTTATAAAAGGTGGAGACCAACAACAAATAACATATGCACAAGATTTGGGGATGATAGATCTAAGAATCGAATTTGGAAGTTTATTCGATACAATGGTAGTTGGAAATAAAGATTATAATGCAACTAATAGACCAACACTACGAAATTATTTAGACAATTTGAGAAATAAAAGGACAACGTGGATACGTGATGAAGAAACAGGTAGCGGTCTAATTGCGGAAGATTTAGAATATGAGATTGATAAAAGACAAAATCAAGGAACTGTTGATTTAGAATCTGAACCTGGAAGTCGGGTATCTGTGGACGATTCAACAACAGCTCAAGATCTAGAACGGACTCAACCGGATGTCGGTACACCAATATTTGGACAGTTAAAGGAAGATGTGGGTGTGACAAAATTCTGGAATGGAAATAGTTGGGAAACGTTAATTCCAGGTACAAGATATACTAATCCAGATAGTGGAGCCACATATAGGGGAACACAAGATTTTACATTGGAGAAAATCGAACCTGGATCCAAATCAATAATAACAAATCAAAGAGAATATCGTAAATTAATATTAGTCGGATATACTGATACAGAAATCCGAGAAAAATATGATGTAAGATTGTAATAAATTATAATTTTTTGAGGCCAAACACCAATCATAATATAATTATGATTGGTGTTCTTTACTCGCTCCTACAACCTGGTAGGTGAGCTATTTCATTTATTTTCTTTCTAAATATGTTTCCAAGTTCTTCCAGTTTTTATTTTTGAAATTGTTGATGGATAAACTCCAAACATTTTTGCAAGTTCTTTTTGTGGTAGATCTGATTCTCTTATTTCAATAACTTTTTGTTCTGTTAATTTTACTCCTGGATGATTTTTTCTTATTGATTGTTTTGTTTTTTCTGAATGGTTCTTTCCAGACATTGGATTATTTTTCCCAGAAACATCAGCGTGATTTTCTTTCATCAATTGTTTTGTTTTTTCTGAATGGTGTTTTCCAAACATATGATGATTTTCCCCAGAATGATGTAAACTTAAATGTTCAGAATTTGTCATCAATTGAAAATTATCTAAATCATTATATAATGGATTTTCATTTAAATGGTGAATAACTTCACCTTTTTTTAATTTGTAATTATTAAAAGATTCAAACATTAAATCATGAATTTGTATAAATTTTCCTTTTCCATTTTTATATAAATTAACACGTAAATATCCATCCGAATTTTTAATTTGTTTTAATATTCGAACGTCTGTTCCGTGATATTTTTTAAAACTTTTAATTCTTCCATAATTACTAACTTGATAATCTCCGTTATATCCATCAATATCTTTGAATATTTCTCCATCTAAAAATAAATCATCCACATTTTCATAATAATTCATAATTATAAACTCCTTTCTAAGTTTACACTTTCAATTGAATGATGAAATCTCATTCCATTCGATTAAGAGAGGAAGAAGTGAAAGTGCTTCTTATCGAGTCTAGATTCTCTATCCTCTCTCTTATAAAACTAACACATTGTGTTTTTCAAAATCATCGTTAAATATAAGGCTACGTATAAATTAATCATAAAACGAGATTGACTACTCAATTTATCATATTTCTCTTTATATTTAATATCATTAACCAATCTTTCAACTAATAGATTTATTTGTTGTTTAAAATAAATTGTGGAAGATGTTCTTTTAATTGACATTATATCTCTTAAATGTGTAAAATAATTCTTTCCGCACAACATTTTAATTTCTGTAATATTTTTTAAAAATAATTTCATGATTATCTTAATATCATCTATATATTTAACATCAATCACTGTATTTGATAATAATGTGGCAATTGATATATTTATTTTTGTAATTGATTTTGCGTCCAATATTGCCTTTTTATCAATATATTTATAAACACATATTTTCTTTGTGATTATATCTATAATTTTTTGATATTTATCTCGAACTTCTTCCTGATATTTATTTTCGTCACTGTCTCTACTTTCATATGGATTTCTAATAATTGTTGAAGATTTTAATGCCTTATAATAAATTTCGGCAAAACTCTTAATACTCTGTGATATCCGTGTTCTGCTCTCGGTTATCATTTTGGCTATTATTTCAGGATTCCCTTCATGTATACCAGAAGTATAACGTTTCATAATTTCTTTAGACATAAAATATAATGCATTTGGTATTGTTTTTTCTCTGCTAAATAAATGGGTTTTCGCAATATTTTCTAATGCATATCTGAACGCATCTGTATCGCAAAATTTTGGAAATTGTCTGGACATCAAATTTGTATAATATCTTATATTGAAGTACAACATTGTTGTATTGTATCCAACAATATCATTAATATTAAGAAAATAATACATAATAAATATTATTAAATTTGTAATGGGATCTTTTTGAAGTTGAAATTCTGAATATAGTGTACCATAATAAAATCTTTTAACAAATTCTTTAATATCTTTTTCGTTTAAACCCGTAAGATTTAATAAATTGAAATAATATTTTTTTAATTTTGGTGTATAACATGGTTCAGTTAAATTTGATAATTCCTCAGAAACAATTTTAATTATAAATTTTTTGAGATTATTATGATTTATTTTAGATTTATTTAATAATATTTTCATAATTAATCTCCTAATTTTCTTAGATTTAAATAAATGTAAATGTAAAAATTTTTCATTAATTGAATGAAATGAGATTCCATTACAAAATCCTTACACTAATACTATTTGTAGTAAAATATAAAAATTCAGGTCCATATCTTAATAATTGATCTTCGGTGAGATCAGTTAAATCAAAATTAAAGAATATACTCGATGCTGGAGCAATCAGTTCACAATATTCAACTCCATTTATATCCTGAACAGTTGTAATAATTTCAGATTTGAAAATCTCGGCATTTGACCCAAATCTATCACTAAATTCACTAATTAATGTTGTCTTAATAAGATTAATTAATTCTGGATCTGTTCCGTCATATATAGCCTCTTTAGAAATTTCCAAAGATATTTGTAATGGAATATTGTATATAGGAAGAATCCACTGTCTACCATTAAACATATATCTATATCCCTTATCAACAACATAAATTACATCATTTGTTGTTGGTTCTACAAATATCCATTCGGCGTTCGTAGCATCTATACACTGAGCTATATAGTTTTTATACGTTTGATTTTTATCATCACATTCAGCTACAATATATCTATCTCCAACAGTGGGATCGAGTGGTAAAGAATCGATATCAGTAACTTCAGGTTTAGTTATTTTATTATATATCATATTTGTCATATTTCCAGTTGTATTTGTAAATTTTAAATTTACAAAATCAGTCAGCATTCTGTAATTTATGAAATCCATATTAGTCAACATTGATTGAAGTACTTGATTTTCAAAATCAGCTTGCACCATTGATGTTGAATCATAATATGATGCCTTAATTGATGGAATATCATATACTGTAACACTTGTGCCATCATTTGAAATATTACTCAACATAAATTCATTTAAAGATTGTCTAAATGTAAATATAGATGAGTATCTTGCAATTTCTTCTCCATAAGGATCATATATAGTAAAATAATACGTTTGTTTATCAGATGGAATATTGGTGTAATCTGGAATATTTAAGATAAATTTTTGTAGTTCACCTGAATTTGTCATATCATAACTAACACCCGATGACAATATTGACATTTCACATGTTGTCTCATCATAATTAGTTTCTGTAGAACTGTATGACATTTCAAATGTTGCCCCGTTACCAATTCTTGTCACAGTTAGACCAGTCAATGGAAGAACATATGGCTCTTGATTTAAAGGAGGATCATAACTTCTGATTAATGCTGGAATTTGTGTTATGGTGTTCATTATATAATCATAATATACTGTATTATTTAATTCAGTATCTATTGTCATATCGAATAACGTATAATAATTGGTATCATTGAATGTTATTGTTGATCCTCTTGGAACATACGTTGTAGATATTGGATATGTTGTGTATGCGTTTTTCATTGGAACTATATCACTACTATATAATAAATTAACATATAATTGAATTTCATTAACTCGAACATCTGATCTTTTCAGAACAGGTTTAGAATTAGATGTTATTGGAGAATTAGGCATGATAACGTTTGCGTTAATATAATCATTTTCTGAAACTAATCGACCCAATGACGTTAAATTATTTATAGCATTTCTTTTAATATCTTCAAGAGATTCTTCATCTTTGCCACCACTTGCTGGAGACGTATTAACTACAGTGTAATTAACAGCTTTTGTAACATTGTTATCACTCATATATAATCTTTCGCCAGTTGCGATTGAACCTGCGATAACATTTCCATCTATTCCTTGAGTAATCTGTGCTGAAACTTCAACAGTTGATCCGGGTAATGGTTGAACTCCAATTAAACTGTTTCCAAAATATATTCGTCTTCCAGTGCTTGTTCTACGTGAGACATATCCATAATTATCAGATGACATTAAATATGTACT